GTTTCGTATGATGTTATATCATTTCACACTTCGTGGCCTTGGTGTCCGTGGTCTGGTGGTATGGTGTCAGAGCTTCTGTGGCCCGAATAAGTGGTTACCAGTGTATACTGCATCGTGAGGTGCACGTCGTGAGGCGTCCGAGTCGGGTAACCGGCTGCCTGTGAGGGCTGGCGGAGTGTACATCGTCCCGAAGGTTGAAAGCACCTTTGTTGCAATTGTGCCTAGCACAATGAGTTGCTTATCCCTCTTCGTTCTCCATCAGAGAGCGTTTGCGCATGGCATGCGCACATCTCAACACGGGAAAACCGGTTGGACACTAATGGCTGCAAGGCCAGACTCCTGGGTTAGGGAATCCCATAGGAGCCACCCCCGAAGAGGGACCACACGAGCTGCTCACTCGACTTTGTGGTAGTTGTTTATGTGTCACACCGGTCTACTAGATCCTGAGATGTTTTAAGCCTCGTGGTTAGACCCCATGATTCCACACGATCAGTGGTGGATGTCCATTCAACCTTAGCCTGCTTATGTCTGCGGCTGAACCACCCTCCCACAGTGAGGTGGTCGAAACACTTGTAAAGAGTGCTAGACCTGGCCAGCCGCAAGTTAATAATAACCAGAAACCCGTCCCGAAAGGACCGTCAGGCGAAAGAGCTACCACACCGGGGGTTACGAATACCGGTAGAGGAAGATCAAGTTCCTCGAAGTCGACGAAATCGTCGAATGAGGGCAGGGGACAGCACCCCGCCCAAAAGCGTCAGTTCAAACGGAACAAAGGCAAGGCGACGGATTCCCTCATGGAAGCCATCGAAGAGCAGACCGATGCAGCCAACGAAGAAGCGGAGAAGCTCGAGCAGGAGCAACGTGATAAGGACAAGCTTGAAGAGCTTCTCTTTCATTACGCCCGCATCGTCGGTGGTGTGTATTCGGATAGTACCTACCTCGCCAATAGCACCGATTTGTATCTTTTTGAGGACCATCTGGACCTCTTCAAGAAACTGGATCGTCCCAAGTACCGTAGTCTGGCCGTTGCTTTTGCAGTGGCCAAAGCCAGTCTACGACTTGATCGCGCACATCAACCTTATCGTGATGGCACCAGCCAGCAGCTGCTCCATAGCTTGCTTGCCAGTGCCTTCCGTGATCTCAGGGTTGGGGACGCTGACGCTATGCTCTGCATCGAAGAGGCTCGAGCGGTATACCGAGCCGGTTACCGCACGCTTGCCGATGCAGCAATTCCTGAACGATTCGACCAATATGGGGCAGTACCAGAGCCTCCGGTCGAAGTGAAGGTCCCACTCACGTGGAAGGAGAAGATTGAGGGCTACCTCGGTCCAGTCGATAGGGTGTTGACGACGTCAGCGCTCCTCGCGAATGTGATCACAGGCGGTTTCGCAGCCTACAAGATTCTCGTGGGCAAGGGTAAGGGTCTCGGACCCGCCCCTGTCCCAAAGCACCATTAGGGCTGCCTAAGGTACATTCGTCCCATTGCTAGCGTGCGTAGATCAGGCGCCGCTTTTCCTGAAAATACTAGGAGCAGTGGTTTGGTGACGGATGTGCCTTTAGGTGGTCCTGCGCAGTTACCTAAGCAGCGCTACCCCCAACTCACGGGTATGAGTCTATCGAGACCAGTTTCAATTTACCAAAATGATCTGTCTGTCCTCCTTGACTCTGTCCTCACCCGTGTTTTCAACCACAAGGTTGATGGGGAGTGGCGCCCTATTGCTGAGTTCCGCCCGAAAAGCAAAGCATTTTCCGTGCTTGATACGTTTCTTGAACAGCTCGTGGTAGAGCCAGTTCGTCCCATGAGCAGAATTGAATTCTTGCAGCATTGTCCTAAGGACAAGATCAAGCTGTACCAAGATGCCGTGGAGAGCCTAATAACGAAACAAGTATGTGAAGAAGATGCGTTTGTAAAGCCATTCCCGAAGGTTGAGAAGAGCCTGAAGGATGTGTACAACGGTGAGTTCCCCGATCCCAGGGTGATCCTCCCGCGTACGCCGCGATACAATGTTGAGTATGGCCGGTTTATCTGTGCTATTGAGAAGAGGATTTTTCAAGCAATCGACAACCTAATGCCAGGCAGGCGGACGGTGATGAAAGGGTTGAATGTGGTGGAGGTCGCAGCTGTATTTGCTGAGAACTGGGCTTGCTTCGGCGACCCTGTTGCGGTACAACTCGATGCCAGCCGCTTCGACCAACACGTCAGCGTCGCTGCAATGCTATGGAAGCATCGCGCTTATCGTAAATTCTTGGACATGAACGAGGAGGAGTTCAAGCTATTCTCGTGGTTGTGTTGACAGCAATTGTCGACGACCGCGAAGGCTAAAGATAGGGATCACAAACTCCGATTCAAAAGCAAGGGCGGACTGTGCTCAGGTGACATTGATACCTCTGCCACAGCCGTCCTCCTCGTTTGTGCTATGTTCTACACTTTCCTTGAGAAGGCAGGTGTTGACTACCGTTTTGTCGACAACGGAGACGATTGTGTCGTCATCATGGACAGGTCTAGCCTTTACGTGTTTGACGATTTGTCCGGTTTCATGGAGGAACTGGGCTTTCTGTACCGCATTGATGGTGTGGTGGATATACTGGAACAGGTTAAGTTCTGCCAGTGCCACCCCGTCTACGAGGGACACAACAAGCGTTACGTTATGGTACGCGACCCCAATGATGCACTGGCCAAGGACACGGTCATTGTTAAGAGCGGGATTTCATTTGCTGAAGAATGTGGAATCTACAAAGCTATCGCTCAGGGCGGGTTGTCGTTATATGGTGATATGCCATTGTACCACGCGTTTTACTCCAGTCTCTATGAACATTACGGTGGTGCCAAGTGCCCACGCTACTATCCAGGTAGCTATATGATGAGAACGATGTCCGTAGATGTCAAAGTTACCCACACCGAGCCGCACGAGCTAACGCGACTCTCATTCTACCGAGCTTTTGGCGTCAGTCCCGGACGCCAGCTCGAGGTGGAGGCCATGTACAACAGGCCGCTCCAGGGTGAAACTGAGATCTGGTATGGTCATCTGGTACCTGATTGCTTGATTCAAATGTTGTAAAATCCAAAACCCGGCTGGGAGGTCTATCCCAGCAAACAGGTCCGCGTGCAAAGTGGGGTATGACAACCCACACCATCCGCGGTGCAACACGTCTAGTGGTGGTTCACAATCCGTGACACCCACTTTTGTCTTTGACAGGGTTGCGCACCCAAGCGCTTCCGTTGATTGATCAGGTTCCCAAACTGACTTCCCTGTTGCAGGGGATGCTGTCAGGCCACGCGATCACGGAGAAGATTGGAGGGTTCTCTAGCCCTATGACGTTAATGCCAGTCCAGCGCAGCGATGCGCCAGTAGATTACGTCGATCTGCAACTACACCCAACACCCGGTCGAGGGGGTTGTGGCTAAAGAATAATGTACGATACCAACAGAACAAAAAGATTATCCAATAAGGTCGCCAGATCGGAACGTGTTTCGGTCATGGTGAAGACCCCCCGCAGGGGTGCCAGCGTAGTGCCGGGCTCTGTGCGGGAAGTCGTGGCGCGCCCTGCCACCCAAAGAAAGGGAGGAAACGCGAAGAAGGTCGCGGGGAAAGTGTTGTCCACCGCTGCTAGAGCAGGTGGCGTAGCACTCGGTTCAGCTCTTGGCATGCCCATCGCCGGAGCAGCTGCAGGAGAAGGCGTAGGCTATATCATTGACAAGATTTTTGGCAGTGGAGCTTACCGCGTCTCATCCAATAGCATTGCCATGGGTACAGCGAAGGCCACATTCTTATTGAGTGAGGCTGGTATTCGCATCATTAACCGCGAGTACGTGGGCACAGTTACTTCCGGCACCATTGCTGGAGGTGCAGCTGCCACCTCATTCAACGTCGGTGCTTTGTCCCTCAATCCAGGCAACTCTGGAGCCTTTCCTTGGCTCTCAGGGATTGCTAAAGGCAACTTCACCACCTATCGCTGGCACGGACTGGTCTTCCAGTACATCCCCAGCAGTGGTTTAGCTGTCGCAGGCACCAACCCCGCCCTCGGGACTGTCATGGGCGCCGTCGGTTACGACCCGAACGGCGACGCCCCCACGGAGAAATCGGAGATGCTCCACTATGAGCACTCCTTTGAATCCACCCCTGATGTCGAACAGGTTTTTCCTGTCGAGTGTGCAGTGCGAGAGACCCCGCTCCCACTCAAGTTCATTGCACAGAACTCGCCGGATGGAACCTACGATCCACGCTTGACAGACCAGGGCGTCTTCTACCTCGCCACACAAGGACAACAACTCGGCTCCGCCATGCTCGGCGATCTCTGGGTGACCTACGATGTCCTTCTGTGCGAGCCCAAGGAGGATGTAGCGACAAATGCCGAAGGTATGTATAATGCCAACGCCAGCCCCACTCGCGTCTTTGCTAATGCTGCATTCGATCCGGCCGTCACGTACACCGTGCAGGACGGCATTGTAGCATCTAACAATCTCCTGACCTTCAATGTCCCGTTTGAAGGTCTGATGATGATATCATACTCGGCGGCAGCTTCCGCACTCAACGTTTCTGGTATAACCCACACTGATGGATCGGTGGGGGCAGTCATCACCCAAGTCTTCGAAGTCGCGGCTAACGCCGGCGTCTGCGCATTCTTCCTACGTCAACAACGTGGGAGTACTGCTCTATTCGCCTTCGGTGCTGCCCCGGCTGCCTTTGTTACTCGAGTCTACTTCTGTGAGTTTCCCTATGGGACACAATACTGGCCCCTCGTGAAGGCTCCTGCCAATCACGACCCCCAGAAGCACAAGAAGTCTCCATACAAGTACAAGACCTTTAAAGGACCGTCCCCGCTCCAGACGCTCCAGAACCAGGTCGATTCCTTGACCACCCAGCTCCAGGATTTGTCTATCCTCCGTCCGGCTTCAGGCCGTGCACCGAGTGAGGCATCCAATGGGTGGTTCAAAGCCTAAGACAACCACCACGCAGGTTCTGAAATGCAGTTGATAGCTGCTACCTCTGATAGATGAAACATCCCCAGCTTGGGAAAAGCAGAAAGTGAGCCGCACACGTCCATTGCGGCTGATGGCAGTATGCCCGGTATAAGCACCGTAACCACTTCCCCTATTGAAACGGGTAGAAGAGCACAGAAAACACAGCGGGTGGGTCAACCCCGCAGTCCAGTGTCTACGTGCTTAATGGAGTCCATAAAGGTGTACTACCACCCTGACTTGCCTGAAACCTATGGCGGCCGTAAGGCATTCCTTC